TTAGTTCGGCAGCACCTCAACGAGGATTTTGGCAGGCAGTTGAAACGTCGAGCTGGCGCTGTCAGAGGCGGGGCCGGCTTGCACCGTGCCAAAGAAGCAGGCGGCGGCAAGTGACAGTCTTAAAGTCCAGGACGGCGTCGTATTGGCAGCGATACGCATCTTGGTCACCCTTCATTTATCCAACTCAACCCCACCACAGAAAGGTTTAGTTTTTGATAAGGGCGCAATTGGGGCGGTAAGGTTCCAGTTTGGAAACATTGCGTTTCGACACCTGTGCAACATCTGCGCACTCTCGGTTAATCCCCTGAAAATAAATGTAATATTGATTTTTTCCATGAGTTTGTGTTAAGCCTGTTTGAGCTGGAACCACGCGGGTGAAAGGCTGAACGCCGGAAGATTGGGCGGGAGAACTCGCGTGTGGCTTGTGCGGAGGGGCAACTGCGCATGAGAGGCAAAGAGCAGCAATGACACAACATTTCACGCCTTCGGGTGGACGCGTACTGGATCAGGAACTGGACGCGCTGCAGCTATTGTTGCGGCGGATGACCGATGAGTTGGAGCGGGTGAAACACGCGTTGCAACAGGAGGGGCCGCAGGCAGCCGCAGCGGGGCGTCGGGTTCTGGCAGAAGTGCGACAGTGCATGCGATTGGCGCTATTGGTGGAGAGAGACATTGACCAGCGCACCGCAACAGACCGTCCGGCAGGACATTCACAGCTTGACCTCGACGCCGCGCGATCTTCGATCGGGCGCCGCCTGGATCGCCTCCGAGCCGCACGCGGTGCAGAGTGAGTTTTTGGACAGCCTGACGGAAGGGGAGCTCTTGGCGCTCCCCTTTTTGTTTGAGTTCTGGGCTATGCCGCATCAGTTGCCGCCAGAGGGCGACTGGAAGACCTGGGTGATCTTGGGCGGACGCGGCGCGGGGAAGACCCGTGCGGGTGCTGAGTGGATTCGATCCATGATTGAAGGCGCAAAGCCGCGGGATGAGGGAAAGGCGCGTCGGTTGGCCCTGGTGGGGGAAACCATCGATCAGGTGCGTGAGGTGATGATTTTTGGCGAAAGCGGATTGATTGCCTGTGCGCCACCGGATCGGCGACCTGTGTGGGAAGCGGGGCGTCGGCGGTTAGTTTGGCCCAACGGGGCTGTGGCGCAGGCGTTTTCGGCGCATGATCCGGAGAGCTTGCGGGGGCCGCAGTTTGATGCCGCGTGGGTGGACGAGCTTGCGAAATGGCGAAAAGGGCAGGCGACATGGGACATGTTGCAGTTTGCGCTGAGGCTGGGGGACAATCCACAACAGGTGGTGACCACAACGCCGCGCAATGTCAGCGTTTTGAAGCGGCTTCTGAAGAGTGAGAGCACGGTGCAGACCAGTGCGCCCACAAAGGCCAACCGTGCCAATTTGGCAGCGAGTTTTCTGGCCGAAGTGGAAGCGCGCTATGCGGGTACGCGGTTGGGACGGCAGGAGCTTGATGGTGTTCTAATGGAGGACGCTGAGGGGGCGTTGTGGACACGGGCGCAGTTGGATGCGCTGCAGTCTGAGGATTTGCCGGATATGGATCGGATAGTGGTGGCGGTGGATCCACCGGTCACCGGTCATGCCGGCAGCGATGAATGCGGGATTGTCGTGGTTGGCGCGATCACCAAGGGGCCGGTACAGGACTGGCGGGCCTATGTGTTGGATGACGCCACTGTGCGGGCGGCCACGCCGGATGCATGGGCGCGGGTGGCGTTGACGGCGATGGAAAGCTGGGGCGCGGACCGGCTGGTGGCGGAGGTCAATCAAGGCGGAGACCTAGTGCAGTCGGTAATCAATCAGGTGGATCCGTTGGTGCCCTTTAAGGCGGTGCGGGCCAGTCGGGGCAAAGTGGCGCGGGCGGAACCTGTGGCGGCGCTCTATGAGCAGGGACGGGTGTCGCATCGCGCGGGGCTGGGGGACCTGGAAGATCAGATGTGCCTGATGACGGCGCAGGGTTTTGTTGGCGCGGGCAGTCCGGATCGCGTGGACGCATTGGTCTGGGCGCTGCATGAGCTGATCGTGGAACAATCTGCGCATTGGCGGCGCCCGAGGCTTCGGGAGCTGTGACGCAACAGCTGCGTACGGTGAGAAAGCTGCAATTTAAGACAATTCCTTCAGAACTGTATGGGTCCAAAGCGGACGGACCAAGTTGAGCGGGTCGCCAAAGCGGCGGCGCAGAGATCCGGGAGCGGCAGAGCATGCTAGGGAAGTTTTTGCAGAAGAAGACCCCAGAGGCAGTGCCTCAGGTAAAGGCTAGCGCAACAGGCAAGGTGGTGAGCTATCACAGCGCCGGTCGCGTGGCTTGGAGCCCGCGCGATACGGTGTCACTGACCCGTACGGGGTTTGCCGCCAATCCGGTGGGGTTCCGCGCGGTGCGGATGATTGCAGAGGCGGCAGCGGCGTTGCCATTTGTGTTGCAAGATCAGCGCCAGCGGTTTGAGACCCATCCGGTTTTGAAGCTGTTGACCGCGCCAAATGGGGCGCAGGGGCAGGCGGAACTGTTTGAAGCGCTGTACGGCCAGATTTTGCTCTCTGGCGATGGCTATATGGAAGCGGTTGGCGGCGACAGTGGCACTCCGGTAGAGCTGCACGTGCTGCGCTCTGATCGGATGAGCGTTGTGCCCGGCGCGGATGGGTGGCCGGTGGGCTATGAATATGCGGTGGGTGCGCGCAAACATCGGTTTGCGGTTGGGGAGATTTCGCCGATTTGCCACATCAAGACGTTTCACCCACAAGATGACCACTATGGGCTGTCCCCAATGCAGGCGGCAGCGATGGCAATGGATGTGCACAACAGCGCTTCGCGTTGGTCCAAGGCGCTGTTGGACAATGCAGCGCGACCGTCCGGGGCGATTGTCTATCGCGGCCATGATGGGCAAGGCAGCCTGTCATCGGATCAATACGACCGATTGGTCAGTGAGATGGAGAGCCATCATCAAGGCGCGCGCAATGCAGGACGTCCGATGTTGTTGGAAGGCGGGTTGGATTGGAAACCCATGGGGTTTTCGCCAAGCGATATGGAGTTTCACAAGACAAAGGACGCGGCGGCTCGGGAGATCGCGCTGGCCTTTGGGGTTCCGCCGATGCTGCTCGGCATTCCGGGTGACGCGACCTATGCGAATTACCAAGAGGCCAATCGGGCGTTTTATCGGCTGACCGTGCTGCCGCTTGCAGCGCGGGTGACGGCGGCGGTGGGCACGTGGTTGGCGAAATACGTCGGCGAGGAGCTCACCTTGAAACCGGATTTGGATCAGGTGCCGGCCCTGGCCACAGAACGCGACGCGCAATGGGCGCGGGTGGCGGGGGCAACGTTCCTGTCGGATGCGGAGAAGCGGCGGTTGTTGGGGTTGCCAGCGGAGCCGGATGAGGGCGCCCATGGGTGATCCGAGATACGGGTTTGAGAGTTTTGATTGTGCGCCGGGGCTGCGGCTGGAGGCGCATGAGAGGGTGGCGAAGTTGCAGTTTGAGAGTTTGAACCGGCGTTTGGACAAGATCGAACAGTTGATTGAGCGGTTGGAGCGGCGGTTGTGGCTGACGGTCTATGGCGTGGTCGGGGTGATCTTGGCGCAGGCGTTTCAGTCGGTTCTGAGTGTGACGCCATGAGTGAGGAGTGTGTGATGCAAGACAGCGGTTTGGAGCGGAAGTTTGCGCGGTTCGGCGATGGATTGAACGTCGAAGACGGGCAGGTGATCAGCGGATATGCGAGCTTGTTCGGCACGGCGGATCGAGGTGGCGACATCGTGCAGAAAGGGGCCTATGGCGCGTCCTTGGAGCGGCTTTCTAAAGAGGGGCGCCAGGTGAAGATGCTGTGGCAGCATGATCCGGCGCAACCCATCGGCCTTTGGGAAGAGGTGCGGGAGGATGACCGGGGACTTTGGGTCAAAGGGCGGTTGCTCGACAATGTGGCCAAGGGGCGCGAGGCGGCGGCTCTGATTGCGGCGGGGGCGATTGACGGGCTGTCGATTGGCTACCGCACCAAGAAGGCCAGCAAGACCACACAGGGCCAGCGGCTCTTGATGGAACTGGAGCTTTGGGAGGTGTCGCTTGTGACCTTTCCGATGCTGCCCAGTGCGCGGTTGACCGCAAAAGAGGACGCTCTGCTGCCCTTGCGGGAAGCGGCGGCTTATCTGCGGAGCATCAGCCGCGGGATGGCGGCGCAGTAAGCGCCAGAACAAAAACGGGAAGTCAGTGATGAGTAAGACCGAGACAGAGTCTCGGATCGGGGAAGGCGTGTCTCCGGTCCAGGAAATGAAATCTGCCGTGGCGGAGTTCGTCAGCAGTTTCAACGCCTTTCGAGGTGACATTCACGCGGAAATCAAACAACAGAAAGAGCGATTGACCATGCTTGAACGCAAATCGACACAGGCGGCGCGGCCGCATTTGGCGGCGGCAACGGATTTTGACGCGCCACACCAGAAAGCCTTTGATGCCTATCTGCGCACGGGTGAGGATGACGGGCTGCGTGGGCTTGAGTTGGAAGGCAAAGCCATGTCCACTTCGGTGAACAGCGACGGCGGCTATCTGGTGGACCCGCAGACCGCGGAGACCATCAAATCGGTGCTCAACAGCACAGCCAGCATCCGCGCGGTAGCCAATGTGGTGACCGTTGAAGCGGGGTCTTATGACGTGCTGATTGACAGCTCGGAAACCGGCGCGGGGTGGGCTGATGAGACCAGCGCGACCACCGAAACCGGTACGCCGACCATTGAGCGCATCGCCATTCCGCTGCATGAGCTTTCGGCGTTGCCCAAAGCGTCGCAGCGGCTGTTGGATGACAGTGCATTTGACATTGAGGCCTGGCTGGCGGGGCGCATTGCCGACAAGTTTGCGCGCGCTGAGGCGGCGGCTTTTATCACCGGCGATGGGGTCGACAAGCCAACCGGCATTCTGACCCACACAGCAGTGGATGACGCCAGCTGGAGCTGGGGCAACATTGGCTATGTGCCCACGGGCGTGGATGGGGATTTTAACGGCGGTGATGCGCTGGTGGATCTGGTTTATGCCTTGGGCGCTCAATACCGCGCCAACGGCAGTTTTGTGATGAACTCCAAAACAGCCGGCGCGGTGCGCAAGCTCAAAGACGCGGATGGACGGTTCTTGTGGTCTGATGGGTTGGCGGCAGGAGAACCTGCGCGCTTGCTGGGCTATCCGGTGCTGATTGCCGAAGACATGCCAGACATTGCCAGCGGTGCCGATGCGATTGCCTTTGGCGATTTTGCGGCTGGGTACACGGTGGCGGAGCGGCCGGACCTGCGCGTGCTGCGTGATCCGTTTAGCGCCAAGCCGCATGTGCTTTTCTATGCCACAAAACGCATTGGCGGCGATGTCAGTGATTTTGCTGCAATCAAGCTGCTGCGCTTTGCGGTGAGCTGATTTCCTGGGTGGGTGGGGCGCACAAGCGCCGACATCCGGGCGCGCGTCGGACTACACACGTTGTCTGGCTTACCCCCTCCGTTGAAGCGACGTGAGGACGCGCGCCCAACAAAGACCATCGAGAATTTTGGAGTTGTTCCATGATGTTAGTCGAAGAGACCTCGGTGCCGACGGAGGCGCTGCCGGTTCAAGAGTTTCGAGATCACCTGCGGCTTGGAAGCGGGTTTTCTGACGATACGTTGCAGGACAGCGTTTTGGAGAGTTTTTTGCGCGCAGCGATCAGCGCGGTGGAAGCGCGGACCGGCAAAGTGATGTTTCAACAGACGTTTGGCTGGACGGTGTATGGCTGGCGCGATGGGGCCGCGCAGGGCTTGCCGGTGGCGCCGGTGTCTGAGGTTGTGGAGGTAACGCTGGAAGATGCGCAAGGGGCGGTGGTCGCGGTTGCGTCCAGTGCTTACCGGTTGGTCAGTGATGCGCATCACCCCTGTTTGAAGGGCGTTTCCGGGGCATTACCAAGCATTCCGAGGGATGGAAACGCCACGGTGCGGTTTGTGTCCGGATACGGCGCGAGTTGGTCGGACAGTCCCGCGGACATGCGCCAGGCGGTGCTGTTGTTGGCGGCGCATTATTACGAGTTCCGCCATGAAACCACTTTGTGCGAAGGTTGTATGCCTTTTGGCGTGGTGAGCCTGTTGGAGCGCTATCGCCCAATACGGCTGAGCGCGGGGGCGGTGTTATGAGCGGGGCGGTGACGTTGTCTCGGCGCTTGCTGCTGGAGCGACCGTTGGCGGCGCCGGACGGGGCGGGTGGATTTGCCCAGACCTGGGAAACGCTTGGCGCGGTCTGGGCCGAGGTGGTGGCGCGCGGCGGGCGTGAGACGGACGGCGGGGTCATGTCGCTTGCGGCGGCCAAGTATCGGATCACGCTGCGTGGTGCGCCTGTTGGCGCAGAGCAGCGGCCAACGCCGGAGTGTCGTTTTCGTGAAGGGGATCGGGTGTTTGCCATCGATGCGGTGACAGAGAAGGACGGGCATGGGCGGTATCTGGTCTGTCACACCACGGAAGAGGTGGCGTCATGAGTTATGGAGTTGGGGCGGCGCTGCAAGAGGCGGTCTATGCTGCATTGCAGGCGGACGCCGCGCTGAACCCTCTGGTTGGCAACGACATTTTTGACCAGTTACCGGATGGTAAGGTGCCGGATTTGTTTGTGTCTCTTGGTCCGGAAACGGTCTTGGATCGGTCCGACAAAGATGGTGACGGGGCAGAGCATCGCTTTGTGGTCTCGGTCATCGGCGAAGCAAGTGGCTTTGCCAAAGTGAAAGCGGCGGCGGCGGCGGTGAGCGACGGTTTGGTGGATGCGGACTTGAGCCTGAACCGAGGGCGGTTGGTCTTTCTGCGGTTTGATCGGGCGGTGGCCAAGCGGGACGGGCGCAAAAACATGCGCCGTGTGGATCTGCGCTTTGTGGCGCGGGTGGAAGACAATCATAGCTAGTTTGGAGAGAGATCATGGGTGCGCAAAATGGCAAAGACCTTCTGATCAAGGTGGATCTGACCGGAGCCGGGGCGTTTGAAACCGTGGCGGGGCTGCGGGCCACACGCATCAGTTTCAATGCGGAAAGTGTGGATGTGACCTCGCTTGAGAGCCAAGGCGGATGGCGCGAGTTGCTGGCTGGCGCGGGCATGAAATCGGCCGGGATCAGCGGCTCGGGCGTGTTCAAGGATGCCAGCACGGATGAGCGGGCGCGGCAAATCTTCTTTGACGGGGAAACGCCGGACTTTCAGGTGATTATCCCGGATTTCGGGATTGTTGAAGGTGCGTTTCAGATCACGTCGATTGAGTATGCGGGCAGCCACAATGGAGAGGCGACCTATGAGATGGCGATGGCCAGTGCCGGGGCGCTGAGCTTTACCGCGGTGTGATCATGGCCAATCCGTATGCGGGCGAAGTTGCGCTGACCATTGATGGGCGGCGGCATGTGTTGAAGCTCACGTTGGGGGCTTTGGCCGAGCTGGAAGCCGGGTTGGGCGAGGACACGTTGGTGGCACTGATCAGCCGGCTTGAGAGGGGCCAGTTTTCTTCACGCGATGTGCTGGCGTTGATTGTGGCGGGGCTGCGCGGCGGTGGTTGGCAGGGGGCGTCAGACTCGCTTTTGCAAGCGGAGATTGCAGGGGGCGCAATCGAGGCGGCCCGGGTGGCGGCGCAGTTGTTGGTGCGGGCATTTGGGCCTTTGACGGCGGCAGAACATGACAGCGTTTGATTGGCCGGTTTTGTTGGCCGCGGGCGTTCAGCGGCTCGGATTGCGGCCACAGGATTTTTGGCAACTCACACCGGCGGAATTGGCACTGTTGCTTGGGCAAGGCGGTGCGGAGACCTCACTCGCGCGGGCAGGGTTGAAACAGTTGATGGACGCATACCCGGATACGGAAGGAGCGGCAGGTGATGGAAGAGATTGACAGTTTTGAAGGACAGCTTGACGCGCTGGAGATGAGCCTGGGACAGGCCACGGATATGATGGCTGGCTTTGACGGGGAACTGAGCAACATGCGTAAGGTGCTCGGTGCAGCAGGGCAGGACGTGGCTTCTCTGGAGAAGAGCCTGAGCAAGGATTTGCGCAAGGCGTTCAGCGGTTTGGCCTTTGACGGTGTGAAGCTCTCGGATGCGCTAAAGACCCTGGCGTCGTCCATGATGGACACGGCATTTAATGCGGCGATGAAGCCGGTGACTGACGGGCTTGGCAAGGTTGTGACCTCTGGGATTGGTGGCCTGATGGAAGGGTTGTTGCCTTTTGCCGACGGAGCACCATTCACGCAGGGACGGGTGATGCCGTTTGCTAATGGCGGTGTGGTGAGTGGACCGGTCAGTTTCCCGATGCGCGGTGGGCGCGGGTTGATGGGCGAAGCCGGGCCAGAGGCGATTATGCCGCTGGCGCGCGGGATGGACGGCAAGCTGGGTGTGCGCAGTCAGGGCGACAGCCGTCCGGTGCAGGTGGTGATGAACATTTCCACGCCGGATGTGGATGGATTCCGCCGTTCACAAAGCCAGATTGCAACCCAGATGAGCCGCGCCTTGGGGCGGGCCAAACGCAACCGATAGGAGGCGACGATGAGTTTTCACGAAGTGCGATTTCCGGCCAGTTTGAGTTTTGGGTCTCTCGGTGGGCCTGAGCGCCGGACCGAAGTGGTGACGCTGGTCAACGGTTTTGAAGAGCGCAACACGCCCTGGGCGCATTCGCGGCGACGCTATGATGCCGGGGTTGGTATGCGGTCTCTGGATGATATTGAGACCTTGATTGCGTTTTTTGAGGCGCGACGTGGGCAGTTGCACGGGTTTCGCTGGAAAGATTGGGCGGACTTCAAGTCCTGTGCGGCCTCCAAGGGCATCGACCATCGGGATCAGGTGGTTGCCACGGGCGACGGCGCGACCACGGAGTTTCAGTTGATGAAGACCTATCAATCTGGCGAACACAGCTACGCGCGGCCCATTCGCAAACCGGTGGACGGCACCGTCACGGTGGGGCTGGAAGAGGTGTTTTTGCAGGAAGGCGACGATTTTGAGGTCGATCTGACCACTGGGATCGTGCGCTTTGACACGCCGCCGTTTTCCGGAGCGCAAATCTCAGCGGGGTTTGAGTTTGACGTGCCGGTGCGGTTTGACGCGGACAGCATTCAGACCAGTCTCGCGAGCTTCAAGGCAGGGGATCTGCCGAATGTGCCGGTGATTGAGGTGCGGATCTGATGGCGTTTCAGGCGGAGTTATTGGCGCATTTGCAGAGTGGCGAGACCACTGTGGCGCGGGCCTGGGGCATCACGCGCAAGGATGGCGTGAAGTTGGGGTTTACCGATCACGATCAGGATCTGAGCTTTGACGGGTTTGTGTTCAAAGCCGCAACTGGGTTGACAGCGAGTGCAATTGAGCAGGGGACGGGGCTGTCGGTAGGTAATGCCGAAGCCATTGGCATGTTGTGTGATGCGTCGGTCACGGATCAGGACATTGAGGCCGGGCGGCTAGATGACGCCGAAGTTGTAGCCTGGATGGTGAATTGGGCCGATGTCAGTGAACGCAGTGTGGTGTTTCGCGGTTCTATCGGGGAAATCCGCCGTACGGGCGGTGCCTTTGTCGCGGAACTGCGCGGGCTGGCAGAAAAGCTAAATGTGCCACGCGGTCGGGTCTATCAGCGCCCCTGTACCGCCGTCCTTGGGGATGCCGCGTGCCAGTTTGACGTTTCCGATACTGCGTTTCAGGTGCAGGTCTCCGTAGCGCAGGCGGATCAAGGTCGGATGTTTGACCTCGGTGCGATGTCGGGTTTTGAGGAAGGATGGTTCTCGCGCGGGCAGTTGCAGGTGGTTAGCGGCGAAGCGCAAGGTTTGAATGGCCTGATCAAGCGGGACTGGATTGCGGCAGATGGCGCGCGACAGATTGAGCTTTGGGAAGCGCTGCGAGCTGATGTGAGTGTGGGCAATGAGGTTTTGCTCACTGCAGGCTGCGATAAACGGTTTTCGACCTGTCGTACAAAGTTCTCCAATCATCTGAATTTTCAAGGGTTTCCGGACATCCCGGGCGAAGACTGGATCAAGAGTTATCCCAAAAAGAGTGGCGGGAACACCGGTGGGAGTTTGCGCTGATGGCCACGTATGGAGAGGCGGTTGTTGCAGAGGCGCGGCGTTGGATAGGCACGCCCTACGTGCATCAAGCCAGTTGTTTGGGCGGCGGCACAGATTGTCTTGGGCTGATCCGCGGCGTGTGGCGCGGGCTTAACGGCGCGGAGCCGGAAGTTGTGCCCGCCTATACCAATGATTGGTCTGAGGCGCATGGCAATGAGGTGCTGTGGCAGGCCGCAATGCGCAACTTGGTTGCCAAAGGCCTAGAGGATGAAACCTGTGGTGATGTGCTGCTGTTTCGGATGAAAGCGGGAGCCGTGGCGAAACACTTGGGGATCGTTGGGGAGGCCGGCAGGGAGCCAACTGTGATCCACGCTTATTGCGGGCATGCCGTGGTGGAAAGTCCCCTAAGCGCGCCTTGGCGGCGCCGGATCGTGGGGCGGTTTGCCTTTCCGCAAGACGTTCAGAGTACAGTTGGTAAGAGAGGGTAA